TTAGTTGTGTCTTAGTTTTTGGTTCATTCTTTCCCGTAAAAAGTCTAGATTTTGCTGTACGTATCCTTCAGAAGTTTTCAAATCTGAGTGATCTAAAATATCTTTTATTGATTTTAAATCCAAACCCTTATTACCAAAATTTGTTGCTGCTGTATGTCTCAATGAATGGAACTTATATGAAGCAGAAATTTTACCTTTATTATACAACTCTACATTTGCTGAATGAAATTTATGTGAAATAGTGGAAATGTTCAGCTTTGTAATTTTTCCGACGAACAATTTTTCTATCCCGAATTCATTCCTCAAAAATCTTTCAAGCTCTTCATAAATCGGAATAATAAAATCTCTACCTGCCTTTACATTCTTTGCTTGAATTAACCTCCGATCCATATCAATACCAAGAACTTCACATATTGTAGATCTTCTAAATCCTGTTAACAATGCTAATCGTACTATCTTTTCAAATTCTTTATCGTTCTCATGTAGATAATTCAATATTTCATTCAAATCTTTTTCTGATATTGGTTTCGGTAATTCTGTTTTTCTTATAGCTTTTATTGGATTTCTTTTTATATAATCATTCTTAACAAAATAATTAAAAATTGAAAATAAACTTCTTGTCATTATTCCTTTTGTTGCTTCGCTAAAATTATTCTTATCCAAATATTCTATAAACCTAGAATGATCAAATATTGTGTACTCTTCAAATCTTTTATCACCGTTCACAGTAATAAAATGTTCGCAAGCATTTTTGTACGATCGTATTGTATTCTTACCTAGCTTGTTAACTGTAACATAATGTTTAAGTCCTTGCGATAGTGTTGGGCATACCTTTATCACACCCGAAACTTTCTCCCTCAGCTTCAGCTCGTACTGTTTTACAAAATTCTCTGCATCCTTACGATTCGTACATTTGGTAGAAATATCTTGTCTCTTACCATTTATAACAATCTTTAAGTGCCAGTTTTTTGAATTCTTTCCTTTGTATAACGAACTCATTCTCTCTTTTCTATCCTATTTATTTTTTCCTCTAATTGTCCAACTTTTTGAATTAAGTTGAAGACCATATTAGATAAATCACTGTTTGTTCCGGTGTTATTTACAATGTTTTTGTTGTTATTATGGTAAATCTTAACCCCATGGTTTTCCAGTTCCTTAACGAACTTCCGAGAAGGATTTTTGATACGTTTTGATAAGTTTCCCTCCGTCACTCCCATAGCTTTTGCTAGCTCCTTTTGTGTTCCGTATTTATCTAAAATTGCGTCAAGAAGCTGCCGCACCAATTCTTCTCTTCTTTTTATAGTTTCCTTATCTTGACTTTTCTTTACCATTTATTTAACTTTCATTTACTATTATATAAATATATTATAATTATAGGTTAATATTATGGAAACAAACTCAATTAGTCAAGAACTTTTTGTATATCTTCATCTAAAAAAAATTAAGAAGTCTCAATCATGGCTAGCAAAAAAAATAAGCACTTCTAAAAGGAAATACTATCAGCCCGAAGTCTCCAGAGCACTTGCCGGTAAAGATCCTCAATTATTACAGATTATCTTTCAATCATTACGGCTTGCTTCTTATAAGACTAATGTTGAATAAATTCCTTATATCGAAAAACAAAGCTGTTAAACTGCTCGATTGTTCCTACAACACCTTTACAACTATTTCAACCGAACTCGAATTCGTTAGAATAGGAAATAGGGAAAAAGTTGTTTTACAATCACTTATTGACTTTATCGAAAAAATCAAAACTAAACCTCATTCTGTTTTAACACTTAATCTAAAACCGATATCATATTGCCAATCTTACAGCTCCAATTCATCAAGTAAAAAAGTGAGGATAAACCTTGAAGAATAACCTCGATTACTATTCGCACGATGCTAACTCTCATAATCACCCAAAATTTAAGTTACTCCGTTCAAAATTCGGATGGGAAGGGGAAGGCAAATTCTGGGCATTAAATAACATCATTGCTAATTCAGATCAATGCATCCTGCAGATACATAAAAAGTATGTCGAAGCTTCAACTGCAGATGATCTCGATTTCACTCTCGATCAATTCCGGCAGTTTATTGATTTCCTCACAACAGAAGCAGAGCTGTTAATAAATCTTGATGGAAATATCACCACAGAAATTGTCCGGGATACCTATCGGGAAGTTAAGAGAGAAAGAATCAAAGCGCGGGAAAGAAAACTTAAAAGCAGTTCAGCCGAACTTTCAGAAAGTTCGACCAAACTTTTCAAAATTTCGGGCGAATGAAACAACAAAGAAAGAAAGAAAAGAAAGAAATCTTTTAAATAATAGTGTGGATATGTGGATAACTCATCAACATCAAATACGATCATTAGAGTTATCTATCCTGAGGAATACCGCGAAGCGGGATGACGAAGGATCTTCCATTTCACCTTTGACTTTTCACGCCTGCCCGTCCGGTAGGCGGGTTTCACTTTTTAACTAAGGAGAATGAAAAATGAAATTGCAATTAGTCTCCTCTTTAATATTTCTCGGCATTTTTTATATCGTTTCTACTTTCATAATTTATTTGGCCCTCATCTTTTCTAAAAAATTCTACATTTCTTCTAGAGAAGATTTAATAAAGTTTATTGAACTTAAAGATTCAGTAATCAACAATCTCAAATCCGAAATTAATTCCAAAGATCAAATAATTAAGAACCTTGAATTCGAAAAAGATTCACTTTCTCAAACTTTAGAGGATATAGAAGCTTTATGAAAATTGATAATTATATGTCCGGTGCTAAACATTTAGCTGCAGAAGTTCTTCTAATGTCTATCACTGATTTAGAATCTCCCGAATTTAGTCTTAACGAAAAAGCTAAATCTAATATCAAAACTCTAGCTGCAAAAACAGAAATGCGCGAAATTGCTTTTTCTTGGTTTCAGAAAAGATCGGATGAACCTTTCGGTTATCTTTGGTGCCTTTCAGTAAGCGAGCAAAACGGATCTCTAATACGTCACGCAATAGATTGGCTTTATCATCAAAATAAATCTCTTAAATCATTAAAAATTCATTATGGCGCTTAATTAAAAAAGAGAATTGATTATGCCATTTTGCAAATCATGTAAAAAAGAATTCTACTATTTAAGAACTTCTTCCGGTAAGCTTAATCCTGTTGATATAGATTCATTAAGTCAAAGTCACATTTCTTTACTTATCGCAAAGATGGAAGTAATGTTCGATCAGAAAATTCATACTTCACATTTTATTACTTGTCCGGAAGCTAAAAAGTTTAGAAAACCAAAACAGAAAACCGCACTGCCGGTTTACCTGCCGGACTTGTCTGCCGAAGGCAGAGGCATAGTAGGCAAGTTTATAACCTTGGGCCAATCCAAAGTAAAATGAAAATTGAACACGAACTTTTACACCATATTATTTCTAACTATTACTTGGCAATAGTACCAAACTTTTTTATTGGTACGTTCGAATGCGATCTCTTTTCACTTAACAAAAATTTATTTACAACAGAATATGAAATAAAATGCTCGAAACCAGATTTTAATAATGATTTTAAGAAAGGAACTAATTATGGAAAAACTAATAAACATGATTTAATAAAAGATGGTGAACGTACTAATAAATTCTATTTTGTTGTTGATAGTAAAATTGAAATTGATGTACCGGAATATGCCGGTTTGATAACTTTTGAAAGATCAAGTTACGGCGTAAATTTTAATCGTGTTAAAGCTGCACCTTTCCTTCATAAACAAAAAGCAAATCAAGATATTATTAACGGGTGTTTAGTAAGATTATTATGGAAATTTTATCACATAACTAGAGCAAATACTTCATCACCTTTAGAGACCATATAATGAAAATCCTAATCGAAAATCATTGTCATGATTTAATATTATTAACCGAAAAAGAATTTGAAAAGATGAATGATTCTTTTGATGAATTTGATGGTATCAGCCCTTATATCATTTTGGGTTATGTCCACGATAAAAAGCCAATCTGCAATGTTTGTAATGATTATTTGGATGATGATTCACCGCAGCGACATTGTTCAAGTTGTGGTAAATCTAAACTAATTGAAAATAGCTTTTGCAACTGTTGCGGTGCAAAACAATAATCGGTGCACTCGATAACTTCAAAAGAAAATTAAGAACTCTTTCTCATCAAGCAAGAGTAAACGGGCATTGGATTGTTGGCAATGATAACGGTTATTACAAAGCTGTAACTCAAAAGGAATGGAACGAATATAAAATCCGAAGACTTGTTTCTATCAAAGCCTGCCCTGAGCCTACGAAGGGAAGAAATTATAGCTCTTGCAAGTTGCGATAAAACTTCACTTTCTGATTTTATCAAATCCATTTACAGTATTAATGTCGAAGATCGAAATTATGAATTGTTCTGACTTCTCTTTTCAAATTGATAAGCAACCTTTTGTGTGATGGTCTCAGCTCAACTTGCCCCGTGAAATTATTTTTTTAATAATACCTTTCATTCATTATCAAATAACCTTCATGCTTCTATGTGTCTAATTATATTGATATTTCACGGGGTCAAAATGTGACAGCCAGTATTACATAAAGAACATTATGCCAAGAACTTTGAGCAGTCCCAACGGAAAAAAATTTGTAGTTCTATCACTCGTCATAATGTTGCCTTATATAAACTCGGCACCTAACATTGTCACCTCACCTTTGCTCGTTTCGTGTCGCCGAGCCCGGCACACACTCCACTCGCAACACGATAAAAAAAACTAATTGCTAAAAGCTAACCGCTAACACTTGTCCGGCCTCCGGCGGAGCTAATCAGTACTTTTCGCAATCTCAAAATCTGTTTCTGTTAAGTTGTATCGCTTCTTAAAATATTCCTTCGAAAATTCTATCCCCATTTCCTTTAATATTTTATCACGATCAATTGAAAACTCTGATATTCCTTCTTTCCTGTTAAACTTTATTTTTGCTTTTTCTTTTTCTCCGCCTTTGGCGGAGTGATTTAATTCTAAGTAATATTCTAATAATTTATTGATAGAAAATTCTATTAGTTTCTTGTCCTGCATTCCTAAATAACTAATCATTTCCTGTTGGACCACGGCACTCTTATAATTTCCTACACTTCCGCTTTCTATTGTCAATGTTGCTGTTAGTATTGCTTTTGAAATCTCCGTATTCAAGAATTGTATTAAATTTTCATATAATCCGCCAACAGAATATTTCGGCGATTCTTTCCATTCTACAACCTGATCACTTCTCATTACTGTAATGATATCTTTTGTCATTTGCTCTAGATCTTCAAGCAATTGATTCTTTTCTGATTCTGTTGCACCCGCAGCATAACGTCCGATTAGATTTGGCGATCCAAATCTTTCTACCATCAATTCCCAAAATTCTATTCCGGCTTTCTTAAATGTTACCGGCCAAAAACAACGCGATAATAATTTCTCACCATAAGGATTTGTATAACTCGGCATGTGTTGACATAAAATAAATTTGTATGGCGGTAATTCTTCACCCGGCTCAAACAAATAATTTCCTCTTGCTCTTACTCTTAATCTTAATCTGTTTTTAATATCAAACATAAACCATTCCTGTGGTTTGTAAATTATATTAACCGGAATAATCTTACTTCCTCTCATTTCCCAATTAACTTCTCCCACAGCATAACCGTAAAGAACTGCATCCAAAACATTATTACCTATTTCCTGTAACGGCATGTTCTGAATTATTTCAACTAATTCATTTTTGATTCTTTCGGGACCATCATAATTCAGTTCCCAACCCATCTGTAACACTTGACTCTTTCTCTGCTGTATTGTAGCTGATAAATGTGCATCAAGAAGTAATTCACGATAAATGGAATAATCATAATTATTTTCAGCAAGTATCTTATCCGGATCCGGTAGAACATCATTAAATAAATTTAGAACTTCACGAACTGCACGTTCTTTTAACAAAGTATTTTTCATAAAACTTTTTATTTTATTCCTCCTTTTATCTTGATCTTGCTTGCCCGGCGGTTTTTTTGACGGGCTCTTGCTTTTGTTCTTACTACTTACTTCTTACTCCTTACTTCTTTCTCTTTTTCACCTTCTGTATTTCCCGTATTTCGTTTTGATTGTCTTTCTTGTAATATGAATAAGTTTCTCAAATTCAGTAGTTAAAGTTTTTGCGTAGTTTAAGAATTGAGTAACTGAATCCACAATATCATCAAATTCCGAGTTTGGAAATTCACTCAATTCATCAATCAATTCTTTAATATTTCCCCCTTTATCAAAGGGGGACAAAGGGGGTTCAGTACTAGGTAAAAATACTTTTCCGCTTTCAATTAATGTAGAGCAAGAATTTAATCTCGCTAATTTATCCCTATCAACTTTTATCGCTTTAATTGGAATTCGTGTCTCTCTGTTTAATTCTTGAATTAAACTTTGACCGCTTGCTTTATCTTCTATCAAAACCTCATCAACTCTAAACTTTTCATAAAGCTCAACTACTTTTCTTTTTAAGTCCGGGAACTCTAAACGATCTCTCCAAATCGAAATAAGATAATATCCGTCATTAGTTACCGTCCATGTTGTACAGACTGAAAAACAATTTAATTCATCAGTTTTGAAAGCTGTATCCCAACTTTGGATTTTCCTGATAACTCTTTTTGTGTTTAATTCTTCATAACTGTAATATTTCCACCATTCCGGATTTACAATTCCTTGCTCTTGACTATCAATGAATTCACCATAAATTTCTTGATTGCGAAGCTGCAGCGGTATTTCTTTAGCAAGTTGGTCTATTTCATCGGCGTCCAACATAGGATTGTCATAACTCGAATAATTAAACGATTTCCACATATTGATTTCCCCCTTTTTTGAAAGGGGGGAATTAAAGGGGGGTTCGTTCGTTTCACCTCTTTTATACAACTCATAAAACAAATGCTCCTCATGATTTCTTTTTAGTTTCTTTCCTTTCGGTGTGCCCCCAATTAAAACTTTTGCCTTGTAATCCAAAGTCATTGGAGCGATACTTTCTTCCCATAATCTTCTGTTCTTAAGAATAATTCCGGCTTCATTTAATATTATTAGTTTGTATCCAAATCCTTCTAAATTCTCCGGACGATCCGCTGACTTAAAATCACAAACAGAATCCATAATCTTCAAATCATTTTTAACAGACCGCCACCGCCAACTATCTTTCGGTAATTGCTTCAATTCCGGTATAAAATATCTCTCTACATATCGCTCGATATTTCCGTAAATAGTATCTACCCAAAGAATTGGCGATACGTCATTAAGCATATTTGCAATTACATAATTTGCAAATCCTTTTGTAAGTCCAAACCTTCTTCCTTTTGCAATTACTTTATAACGAGCATCAGAATCATAAAATATTTCCTGTTGCTTATCATGAAATTCTAATGGTATTATTAATTCATTCTTTTCCATTCTCTTTTACCATCATATTTCTTAATTCAACAATTATTTTTGGTACTCCGCCATTATTAGCAGTTTGTAAATATTCTAATAATGTTTCTAATGCTTTTATTTTGTTTGTATAAAACATTATTTCACCATCCGGTTCAATATCGAATCCGATCTTCTGTAATTCATTTATTACTTTTTCTATTGTTAATTCATTCTTCTTTTCTATCTTTTTTATCTTTGATTTCAGATACTTTTGAATGTAAGGTTTTGTAAGGTTCTCATAACCTATTTGCCGTGCCGTTTCCTTTGAATATCCTGCTCTAATTGCCGCTTTTGTCGCATTCAAATCTTTAAGATATTCATCGCAAAATCTTTTCTGCTTCTCATTCATTTCTCTTTTTCTCACTGCTAACTGCTAAAAGCTAATCGCCTTATTAGTTTCCTTATAATTTCCCAACATTTCCCTATAATCTATATTTCTTTATTGTATTTTACCAAAAATATTAACAAATTATCCACAGTTAATAAATCTTTACTGAGGTTTATCATGAATTTACTAGAATTTGAAATTTTTAAGACCGGTACTCATACCGCTTCAAACGGAAATACTAAAACTTTCGAAACTACAGATCTTCAAAACATTGCAAATAATTATAACCCGCAACATAATGAAGCTCCAATCGTTCTCGGTCATCCATGGAATGATGACGCTCCGGCGTATGGTTGGATTAAAAACTTAAAACTTTCAGATGATCAAGAAACCTTAATTGCTGAAGGTGAACTTTCTGATGAACTTGTTAATCTTGTAAAAGAAAAGAAATACAAAAAGAGAAGTATTTCTCTTGGATCAGATCATAATCTTTTACACGTTGGTTTTCTTGGTGCTGCTACACCCGCAGTTAAAGGACTTGCTGATATTAACTTTTCTCAAAATAAAGATGATCATTATGAATTTGAATTCTCGAATGAAACAGAAAACAATTCCGAAGCAAATTCGAAATCCGAAGCAAATAATTTTTCCAAAAATGAAAATGAATTAATTTCTGAAATCATAAATCTAAAATCTGAAATCGAAAAACTGAAACCTGTCCTGAGCGATAGCGAAGGATCGAAAATCGAAAATCAAAAACCTGTCCTGAGCGCTAGCGAAGGATCCGATTTCTCTCAATTCGTTTCTAAAGATGAATTGAAAAATTTTCTGGATCAATTTACTTCACTTAAAAGTGAAATCGAAAGTTCTGAATTTGAAAGTTTCTTAAATGATAAAATTGTAAGCGGTAATCTTACGCCCGCTATGAAAGAACAAATAATTTCTTTCTGCAAAGAAATTTCTTCAATGAACTTCTCCGAAGAAAATTTCTCTGTTTATTTCACAAGTTTTATTAAAAATTTTATTTCTTCTTTCCCTCAGCTAAACCTTTTCGAAGATTTCGCAACTAAACCCGAAGGCAATCAAAAGAAAGATGAATCTTTTAACGGTTTATATCTAGATCCTCAATCTTATGCTATGCACAAACAAGCACTTGAACTTTGTGATTCAGAAAAAATTACTTACTCAGAAGCAATACAAAAACTATTAAAATCATAAAATTAATGTTACTAATACTTAAAAATATTTTAATCGGTCTAAATAATTTTAAAGGACCTTCAATCCGACCTCAAAAAAATCGCGTTAAGAAATTTGATGAGCGAAATGATCAGCGGAAAATGCTGTTCGACGATCCCGCCTTCAAAATTATTACTTATAATAAATCAGCGGGAGAGGAGTTCATTTTCCGCAATGAAGCGAATCAAATTTTAGCAGATTTTTTTGAAGTCTTGAACTTTTGCTTCTTTTCTTTCAAGAGAAAAGAAGGTTTAATGTTTTTTCAGTAAATATTAAGGAATAAACATCATGGGTACTTTATCAGCTAAAAGAATCGTTGATCCGGTTCTTACATCAATCGCTCGCGGTTATTCTAACGCCGCTCTTATTGCAGTAAATCTCTTTCCTATCGTTGAAGTGGATAAAGAAGGCGGGAAAATTCCGCAGTTCACAAAGGAAGCTTTTAAGATCTACAACACAGAACGAGCTATTCGCGCTAAATCTAATCGTATCAATCCCGAAGATAAAACTTCAATTGACTTCGCTTTAGCCGAACACGATCTCGAGTATCCAATGGATTATAGGGAAATCGAAGAAGATATCATCAACCTTCGAATGCACGCTTCTGTTGTTGTCTCTGATGGTATTGCGCTCCGTCTTGAAAAAATTGCTGCCGATTTAGCACAAGATGATGCTAACTATCCAGTCGGTAACAAAGTCACTCTTTCCGGCACTTCTCAATTTACAGATGCAACATCAAATCCTTTTACAACTATCGACAACGCGAAAGATGCTGTTCGAGCAAAAATTGCTAAACGTCCTAATGTTGCTGTTCTTGGTGCCTCGACTTATAAAGCTCTTAAAAATCATCCGTTGATTTTGGACCGTATTAAAGTTACTGATCACGCAATCGTAAATCCCGAATTGTTAAAAGCATTACTTGATCTCGATCAACTTTTTATTGGTGATGCAGTTTACTCAAATGACGCCGGTACATTCGTTGATATTTGGAGCGATAATATGATTCTTGCTTACGTTCCTAAAAAACAAACTAACATCGAGCGTTCCGTTTACGAACCTTCTTTCGCTTATACGCTTCGTAAGAAAAATTATCCGATTGTTGATCGTTACGAAGAAGGCGGTAAACTCGAAATCGTTAGATCAACTGATATTTTCACTGCTAAAATTGTTGGCTCTGATGCCGGTTATTTAATTAAAGATACAAACGCATAATTAAAAACTCCCTCTCCCAAACTCCCTCTCCTTTTTTCAAGGAGAGGGTTAGGGGTGAGGTAAGATGAGGTCTTATGAAAGCTCAAGTTATAAATACCGACTTTTCGCATGATGGAAAATATTACGTCCAAAATTCCATCACTGATTTACCACCGGATTTAATTAAAAAATATCCGAGCAATCTTTTAGCTGTTATTGAACCAATTAATGAATCAATAAATCAAGAAATAAATATTGATGAAAATATTTCCTCTAAAATGATTCAAGATAATTCTACTGCTGATAATATGCCCGCTCCGTCTGCGAAGATTATAAAACCATCCCGACAAGTCGGGACAAAAAAAAATAAACGAGGTAAATAATGTTAACCGAACAATTAAATCTTATTACTTCTTTCCTTGCACCTGTTGATCATTCACTCAACAAATACAAGTTCATCGGTTTTAATGGTAATCTTTGTGCTGCAAATGCTAAAGCTCTTGGTATCTTAAATGCCGCTTCTAGTCTAGGCGAACAAGCCCCTATTGCTGTTTCCGGCATCGCGCTAATCCTTTCCGGCGGTGTTATTACTATCGGCTCAGCTGTCACTTCTGATGCTGCCGGTAAAGCTGTTGTAGCTTCTTCTTTATCTGCAACCATTCCCGCCGGTGCTGTCGCTGTTACTTCTTCCAGCGCTCAACCCGCTTCTGCTCTTGCTGGTTCTGTGCTTCCTCAAGCTGTTAACGGGTACGCGCTCGATGCTGCTTCCGGTCCTGAAATATTAATTCGCATACTCCTAGTTTAAAATAAAAGGTAATCAAATGAGAAAGATTAATAATTTCCTCGATAAACAAAATATTGTTCCCAAAAATTTAGTACAATTTCCTTTTAATAAATTAGTTCCAAATTTTGAAGGTTCATCTTTAGTCTTTCGCATCTTTGTTTCCTCATCGGGTGATAATTCTGATGGCTCTACTTGGGCTAAAGCCTTTACTTCACTTCAAAAAGCTGTTGATTCTCTTCCTACTAATTTAAATAATTACTCTGTTTTTATCTTTGTCGCTGCTGGTTCTATTATCACTGGTGCTGATTTTACTGGTTTTTCTAATGGTATAATTTACGTTAGATGGTGTGGTACTTTCATTAATTCCGGTTCTAGCGCTTATTGTGTGTTTGCTAGAAATGGAGCTGTTAATCCCATCGCTAATAACGATCCTATTCAAATAATCAACAATCCTTCTAATTACAATCGCTGTTTATCTCTTGTTTCTTGCAGTTCTCTTAATGTAATATTCGATGCAATTGATAGATCTTACGATTGGAATCAAGTCGGCTTTGGTTATTGGGGCAAAATTATTTTTACTTCTACTGTTAATGCCTCTTTAATTCATATTTGGAATTGTCAAACTACTGCAAAATTTTCGTTCCTGGTCGGCTGTGTTTTTAAATCTGTTAACCTTGCTCGTTATATGAATATGTTTATTGGCGATAGTGGTGAAATTCAAATTGAAGAAGCTCAATTTGATGGTGCGGCCGGCTCTTTATCTGATTATTCCGGCACTCAATGGGATGGTATTTTTAATGGCAGACCTAAATTTAATATCATTAGTACTGCAGCTATTGCTTACGCTGCCTCTGCGCCCCGTCCTCAGTCCGGGAAAGGTTTACTTTTTACTGGTTTCAAACAAATTTTTGCTGATAATAATTTTCCTAGTTCGGCTTCCTTTGATCTTGTTTATATGCAGTATTTACCTGGTCACCTCACTTCATGGACTCCTACAATCGTTCTTGGTCCTTCTTTTGGTGGTACTGTAAAATATAATTCTGCTGATATTGCTCTTACAAATAATTCTGCAATACCACATCTTCTTATTGCTGATGGTCTTTCTAATTCTATTATTTCTAAAAATCTTCGCGATCAATCTAAAATCTTTATTAAAACAAACACTACCGCAGCTCCTGATGCTGATTTACAAAATTCAGAAGTAACACTTTACCTCGATGAAGTCGGAAACAAACTAAAATTCAAACTCAAATATTCAAACGGAACCGTTAAATCCGGCGAAGTCGCTTTAATATAAATTAAATCCCCTCTCCTTACCAAGGAGAGGGTTAGCCTGCCCGGCGTGTTTTTTGACGGGGGTGAGGTTAAAGTAAAAACATTATGAAAGATTTCTTTAACAATTCAGCATTCAAAACGGTTTTAATAATTTCAATTATTGCAGCCTTTTTTATTTTCATCACATTTAATTGGTTCATAGAATTTTCTTCATTCAGCGTAGGTTTAGCAAAAGCAGTTCTAGGGATTTGTCTCGTCTGGATTTTTGATAAATACGCTGTTAAAGAAATAGATACTATCGAAGAATTAAAAAAAGGGAATATAGCTTATGCGATTTTTTTTCTTGGTCTTTGTGTTGTTATTGCTTCCGCTATTCTCACAAGTTAAATCACAAAAACATTTAGACATTGCTCGGTCATTCATCGGTACAAGAGAACTTACCGGACATAATGACGGCAAAGATGTTGAAATGTTTCTGAATTCCGTTGGACGTAAAAAAGGTGATTCTTGGTGTTCTGCTTTTGTCTCTTTCTGCTTATCCTCTGCAAAAGTTAGAGCACCAACAACAAGATCCGGACTTGCAAGATCTTTCAAATTACAGAACAAGATAGTTCCTGCTGTTGCTGTTTTACGCGGTACAAATAAGATCCCAAAAGGTTCAATCATTGGCTGGGAAAAAGGTAATACAGTATTCGGACATATCGGATTTACTTTTACTAACTGGTCTGGTCCATACGGAACAACAATAGAAGGGAATACATCTTCCGGCGCTAAAGGAAGTCAATTTGATGGTGATGGTGTTTATTTAAGATCGCGAGTAATTCAACCTGCTAATTATTTTAGAATCTGTTGGTTTATTTTGGTTAGATCATGAAGTACTATTTCTTACTCCTGCCTGCCGGTAGGCAAGGTCTTATTTCTTACTTCTTACTTCTTATTTCTTTTTCCTTCCTTTCCTGTTCATCTACAGAAACAATTATCAAAGATCGAAAAATTGAATTAACAATACCGGCAATTAAAGATACAGTAAAAGCAGACTATAAAGATTTTCCAAAACCGATTCATGATAAAATTGAAATTCTATTTAATCAACTTTCTGATTCATCATCTATCCAATCTGAAATCGTAATTCCAAAATCAAAAATCAAAGGCAAGATTATATTTAAACCCAAAACCAATGATTTTATTTTAGATATACCGTTACAAAAAATTGATACTACCTTCAGCGATACAACCAAAAATATTATTAAAAAAGAAATTACGTTTGTAGAAAAAATTGGTTATGCAACAATTGGAATTATCATATTCATAGTTTTACTAATAATTCTTTTTATTCGATTCAAAAAGAAATTCTATTAAGTAGAGGCAAGAGTATTGTCATATAATTTTTATTTGTCGTAATATTTATACTAGTTTTCCCATAAAACACCTGTCCCGTGAAATCATGCTTTTCTATTTCACGGGATCATCCATCAAACATTTTACATCGCGGCTTGAGGCTCTATGGAATATAAAATCATTGAAATACTTCCTACTTTTTTTCTTGCATTCTTAACTTGGTTATTACGCCAACAGATTAAAAGAATAGATCAGCTTGAAAAAGATAGTAATTCAATTCGTTTTAATTATCTCGATCGTTTTACTGCAATGTCAAAAAAATTAGAAGCAATCCATATAGATATTGCTGTAATAAAAAACAAGTTATCCTCTTAAAATAAAATTTAATATTCTGTTCACTATTTTTTATATAACTGATGATTCATTCAAATATCTTCAAATCCTTTCCGTTTCTTGTTCATTTCCGCAATTATATTGTACGCATTATTATGTTCTTTCCCGGTCTTTGGTGGTTTGTTCTAAACTTTTTCAACAGACATTTTATGTGCAGTGATCATCGGATTTTATACAGGAATGCGTCTGGGTGAAATTATTAATCTGAAATGGAAAAATGTCAACCTAGCAACAAAAATTATTACCGTCTGTGATGAAGAGTTTATAACAAAAGGAAGGGAGAAAATAATTCCGGTCGGAAACAGTTATGTTTTTTGCAAGAACAATGGTGAAAAATTCACAGGCGATTATATTTCACAAATGTTCAAACGAGCTTGCAAAGCTGCAGGAATGGATTCTCGAATTCATTTTCACACTCTTAGACATTCATTCGCTTCGAACCTAGCTCAGAAAGGCGTTTCACTTTATACGATTAAAGAGCTGCTTGGCCATTCCTCGATTTCTACAACTGAGATTTATTCGCATTTGAATATCGAGGCACTGCAAAAAGCAATTAAAACATTTGATGAACATCTCCCGAATTCTCAGATTCAAAACAATGGAAGTGCTTTAAAAGATACTAACGCATCGAATTCATCATACGTAAAAATCTTTAAAATTAATTCTGGAGAAAATTAATAATGCAATTCATAGAACTCGCGAGAGTTTATCGGAATATTTTCGGATTTAATGTTTTACCTATTCAAGGCAAACGTCCAACGATCGCATGGGAGAATTGGCAATTGATTAAGCAAACAGAAAACTCCACCAAGAGACAATTAGCAAGCAATTCAAGCGAGCAGTAAGAAGATCTAACCTGAATGAAAAAATCCACTTTCATTCTTTACGTCATTCTTTTGCTTCTCTGTTAGCTCAAAAAGGAATTTCGCTCTACATCATTAAAGAGTTGTTAGGTCATGAAGATTTATCAACAACTCAAGTTTATTCTCACCTTCAACAACAGAATTTGAGGGATGCAGTGAATCTTTTATAATATTAGTCGCAAGTACTCACATTTATCTATTTTCTAGGGGCAATTAAGTTTTTCTCTTTTTGTGTCCATCGGACTAATGAGTTACCTTTTAACTCACTTGCCAAAATGTTGTATTATTAAACTCCAATTCACTTCTTAACTTTTGCAAGAGTCTTTTCTACTAAACTAACTAAGGCCTCTTTCATAAACGGTTTTGCTAAATAATAATCAAAACCCTCACTCAAAAACCGTTCCTTATCTCCGAACATAACGTATGCAGTAACTGCAATAATTGGAACACATGCATATCCCGGTATTTTTCTTATCTCGTGCATAGCCTGAACACCGTCAATACCGGCACCAAGGTTTATATCCATAAGTATTAAATCAAAGTGTACCTTCGATGCCATTGTAACTCCCGATATTCCGTCCTCAGCTTCAATTATTCTTGCATAACCCGATAAAGACCGATTAAAAAGTATACGATTAGACGAGTTATTCTCAACCACTAATATTTTTTGTAAACTTTTTTCTTTTGTAGTAGGCGGTTTAACTATTGTGGTGGTTAGTTTTTCTTCGATCTGCTGCTGAATTTGATTTTGATTTGGTATTGCCGGCAGCCAAATTGAAAACACAGATCCTTTACCTACTTCACTTTCAACTTGTATATAGCCCTTCATTAACTCAACAATTCTTTTTGTAATTGTTAATCCAAGTCCTGTTCCTTCGTGACTTTTGTTGTACCCTTCGTCTAATTGACTAAACGCACTAAAGATCTTATCAAAATTCTCCTTTGGTATTCCGACTCCCGTATCAATTACTTTCGTAACTGTCCAATCGTTGTCTTGTTTTCTTTCATGATTCAACGAAACAAAGACGCCCCCTTTTTTTGTAAACTTGATTCCATTGCTGACCAAATGATAGAGCGCTTTACCAAATAGTTCACTGTCTATATGAGCATTAAGATATGTATCACTAAGTTCCGTTTTAAGGAATAACCGCTTTGACTGAGCCATAGGTAAGAACGATTTTACTCTCGCTTTTATCTCGTCAGCAAGATTGTATGGCTGCAAATTTAAAAACGAATTTGCTGTTTCAAG